GGGCTCAGCCCCTGCTCGAGCCGGCTGTCTTCCAGCCCCCATGCTTCGTCGGCGACGGCCAGGTCGAGCACGTCAGAGTGGCCGGCCTTCTCACCGGGGGCGGTGATGCCGTAACGCGACCCGTTGTGCCAGCGAATCGCCTCGTCGCCGCGCTGGTAGCGCACCTTGAACTCGCCCGCGAACGGCGACCGCTCCAGGGCGGCCACGTGGTCGTCTTCCCATTTCAGCCGGGCATGGATGCGGTCCTGCGCCGAATACAGCGCCCGTGAGCGGGCCCAGGTCCGGCAGCGGTGGACGAGCACGGCCAGCTCTAAGGTCGTCTTGCCGGACTGGCGTGGCGTGGTCAAGTCGACCTCGCGGTAGGCCAGCAACCCGGTTGCCGGGTCGACTTCCATGGCCACGTCGGCGACGAGCCGCTGCCAGGGCATCAGCGGCGTCCCGAGCTGCCGGGCGACGTCGGCGACAGCACCGCCCAGCGTCTCCCGGCTCGGGTCGCGCAGGGTGGCGTACAGCGGCGGGCAGTCCATCACGCTGCGCGGTCGCTCGAACACACACAACGGGCAGGGGCGCCGGGGTCGCCCGGGCATCCGTGATGGGGGAACCGGGTCACCATCGCCGGCTCTGCCGGGGTTGGTGACGTGGTGGCAGCCCGGGGCGGTCGCCCTTGGCCTCGTTGCAGGCCCGCTTGCACCACGGACAGCGGCTCAGCGACCCGTGGACGGGGCGCAGGTTGGCCGGGTCCAGGGCCAAGTCGGGCCGCAGCTTGCGGCTGATGACGTGGTCGACGGCCCCGGCCCCGGGATGCCCGCATAGGTAGCAGACGTCGGAGGCGGCCAGGACCCGAGCCCGGACCCGGCGCCATGGCCGGCCGGTGGGCCCGCCCCCGATGGCTGGCATCGGTCACCTGGGCTTGCGGCGGCGGCGCTGGCGCAGCTGGTCGCGGCAGTCCTGACAGCGGTCGCCGCCCCAGACGACCAGGCGGCGGCAGGCGATGCAGCGCCGTGGTTGGCTGCGCAGGTCCAGCGGACCGAACAGCACGCCGCGTTTGAACCCTTTACCCACGGCGCAATCGGGCTAGAGTCAGCAGTGCCGGGGTGGAGCGTGGAAGTGCGGCCCCTCGCACGCCGACCACCCCGGCACCCTGGTAGGCGGGCACTCTGACCACGGCCACGTGGTCGAGCGCCGCCCGCGTCCGAACCACGCGGCGGCGGTCGGGAGACCAGCTATTACCCCCAGGGACTTCATGGAAACCAACCGACAGCCCGAGCGGGACGCCGTCTCTGGCCAGCTCCAGGACCTCGTCGCCCAGCGCCGTCTTGGACACTCGCCAGGCGCCCCAGGCGGCGTCGGCGCGCTCTTCCAGCTCGACGGTGACGCCGATCGGGAGGGTCTGGTTGTCGCGGGGATGGGTGGCGGTGAGCGGGATCCTGGCCGGGTCGGTGCCGGCCAGGGCCCCGCGCTGGAAGGTCTCGGTGACGAGCCGACCCTGGTCGACCACGCGGGCAGAGACGCCCCACGGGAGGAGCGGGCCGACCAGGGTCCGACTTTCGCCATTGTCCCGGATTGCGAGCGTGCTAGGGAAGTGTCGAGTGTGAATCATGCGACAGCGCCTCCGGGTTGGTCGTCGATGCCGGGGATGGGTGGGCGGTCCTCCAGCTCGCGGGCCTCCGAGCGCAGCAGCCAGCCGGCCTCGATGCCGAGCTTGTGGGCGGTGTAGCGGTCGAGCAGGGTCGCCCGGACGAACCCGCCGGCGTTGAACTTGGCGCGCTGGGTGGATGGCAGCAGCCCGGACACGGCCCGCTCGATGCGGTACAGCCATGGGCGCAGGGTGAAGGTCAGGAAGTCGGTCCCGCGCATCTCCGGGCTCGTGTACGCCTCGTGCCCGGCCGTCTCGCCGGCCATCATCTCGGGCGGCACGCCGTAGAACCGGCAGATGGTCGAGACGTTGAACTTCTGCGTCTGGATGAATTGGCTTTCGTCCGGGCTGATGGCGATGGCGCGCAGCTTGGCGCCCGAGCCGAGCACGGCGATATCGCGGCGTCGGCGGCGCAGTAGCGCGGTGTATTCAGCCTTGAGTCGCTGGGCACTCTCGCGCTTGATGTCCTGGTCGGATTCGAGCACGGCGCTGGGCACCATGGCGTCGCCGAAGTATGCGGCGCCGTACTTCTCGGCGGCCAGCCCGAGCCCATGGCCTCGCGGGCGTAGGCGATCGGCGACAGCCCCTCAAGCTGGCCCGGCCATGGGTAGGCCTTGACGTGGAACAGGTCGGCCGGCGGGACCTCGACGCCGTTGACGCGGATGACGCGCAGCCCGTCGCTGTCGATGGTCACGGCCACCCGGTCGGGGTGGACTAGGTCGACCTGGGCGGGCAGCAGCCCGGCGCCGCGGCGGTCGGTGACGACCCCCCAGGCGTTCCCGCGCAGCAGCAGCGACGCCATGATGGCCCACAGCCAGTCGGCCAGCTCGGGGAAGTCGGCCGATGGGCGGGTCAGTAGCCGGGGGGTTGGGATGGGGTCGCGGTCGTCGCCCCGGTAGACGTGCAGCGGCAGCGTCGAGACGCTGTCAGCCAGCAGCCTGACGCAGCCCCAAACCGTCGACAGTTGCAGGGCCTTGTCGATGGTGACGGGCTCGCCGCTGGCGGTCGGCCGGGCCTCTTCGGCGAGTAACTGCTCTAGGGTGAGCGCCTCACGGTTGGCGACCCGCGACCAGACATAGCGGTCCCACCACGACACGGCTACCGCTTGCGTGGGGCCCGAGCTGGGCGCCGGGGAAGTTGCGCCAGCTCGGACGGGATGGGGTCACCCTTGGCGACGAACGTGCGCGACTCGGGGCCCAGGTCTTCGCGCTTGATGAGCAGGTCGTCGTCGGCCAGCTCAGGCGGCCCAGTGGGGCGGTTGCGCACCCCCGGGATGGGCTCGCCGATGCGGCGCTCGAAGTCCGGGCCCTTCTCGGCCAACTCGACGTCGGCGTGGACGTCGCGGTCCAGGTCGCGGTCGGCCATGGTTAGCCCCTCACTCCGGTGTCGACGACGAACGCGGCCGGCTGCGCGAGCTGCACGTCGGCGCGCAGGTAGGCCAGGAAGGCGTATTGCAGGTTGTCGGCCAAGTACCGCTCGCCCAGGAACCGCAGCCGGAAGTCGGTGCGCATCCCGACCAGCAGGTTCGACCAATCCCCGGTGAAGATGTACGACGTGTCCGTGCTGGTGCCCGTGGTCACGTTGATGGGGACCGACTTCGTGGTGAGCATGGGCAGCAGGTTGGGCGGCGGGCTCAGGTACGCCGACGTGGTGGCCTCGCGCAGCTTCGACAGCGACGTCGACGTGCGCGGCGCCTGAATGTGGGCGTTGGGGTCGAAGCCAGCGGCCCGCACGGCCCCGATGGCGTCCAGGTGCCAGTCGTACGCCGTGGTGGTCGTGATGGTCGTCCCGTTGGCGCCGTGGGCGGTCAGGGTCACACCGCTCTGATTCAAAATGCCGCGCGGCTCGGGGGCGGTGCCCGTGCCCAGCAGACTGACCCGGTCGAGCTCGACGGCCATCTGCCCGGCGAAGCTGCGCGCGATGACGTCCTCGCTGGACGGGTCGGCGTCCTCGAACAGCTCGACCGACAGGGTGATGAGCCGCACCAGGGTCCGGGCGGTGAAGGTGACCCGGTCGAAGACCATGTCGGCCGCGCTGATGGCCGCGTTCTCGGTCTTCCATGCCGGGGTGCCCTCGGACGTCAGCCGGGCCAGGGCCAGCGTCTGCGACGTCATGGGCACGGTCAGTGCGCCGGCCTGGAAGACCCGGGTCGCGTTCCGTGCCAGGTCGATGACGCGGGCCCCGAGCGGCGCCGGGACCAGCGCGCCGCCCGCGCCGAGGGTGGCCTCGGCGAGCGCCCGTTCGTTGGGCGCGTCGGTCCAGTCGGCCGTGGCGATGCCGCGCAGGTAGCGGTCGAACGAAAGTTCCTGGTCGGCCTGGTCGAACGCGCCCCGCGCGTGCAGCCAGTCGTAGACGCTGGCCTCGCGGGTCAGGACGGGCTCGCGCGGGGCCGCCGGGCCGGGCCGGCGGGTCGCCGCGGCGCGCACCTCGGCCAGCTGGCGGTCGCGTTCGGCGTCCATGGCGTCGGCCGCTTCCCGTTCGGCCGCGACCTGGCGGCCGTGCTCGGCCAGCTCATCAGGGGTCAGGTCCCGCTGCTCCTCGGCCGCCCTGGTCAGGACGGTGTCTTGGGCGGCTCGGGCCGCGTCGCGGCGGTCCCTGAGCTGGTCGAGCAGGTCGGGCATCCCGTCACCTCGAGCATTTTCCACTAAGCCTGTAGAGATATAGGAAACGATACGCCCGACCCCGTGGGAAAGCGAGTCGAGCTAGTCCTCGCCGATCATTGGCATGGTGGCGGCCAGATGGCGCAGCCGCTCCCAGGTGAGCAACACCAGCGGTTCGCCGTCGAGGTAGAAGCCGACGAGTCGGCCGTCGGTGCGCTGCTCGACGGTCACCCGGCCCTGGAAGACGAAGTCGCGGGCAAGGTCGGTGGCCTCCGGCTCCTCCATGCGGTACCGCTCCATCAGGCGGCCGATGAATACGGCCTGCATGAACTGCCGTTCCCGCATGGTCATCTTGTCAAGGGGCAGCATGGCGCTCTCCTAGTTGGCGTCGCCCTGGCGCTCGACCTGGAACGCCGCCCAGCGCAGCCAGTCCCGCTCTGCATGGATATGCACGGCGCCGCAGACTTCCAGGTACACGTCGTGCTGGTCGCCGCGGGTGTGGACTTCACCGAGCTCGGCGAAGTGGTCGAGCGCGGCGGCGGCGGTCAGCTCGTCACACCCGGTCTGGCGCTGCAGGTTGTGGACGGCCAGCTGCAGTAGCAGCGCGCGCTCACGGTCGGTCAGCAGGGATGGGTCACCGCTGGCCTCACTGACGTACTCGCTCGGGATATCGGGGTAGGCGGGATGGGCCGGCGGGCGCCTAATGGCGTCAGATTCACTCATTCGGGGCCTCCTGCGGGGGGTCCGATATTTCTGGCACGGTTCCATCGGCCAGCCAGACAGCGGCGATGCGCCGGTCGGCGGCCAGGCGCCAATGGTCCGGCAGCCCGGGGGCTTCGGCCGGGATCCGCTCGACCACGCGATGGGCGGTCAGGTCCTCCAGCGCCCGCTTGACCGACCGCGACGGGTGCAATGCCGCCCGAGCTAGCGTGTTGGTGGACTGCTGGCCGGCGATGGCCAGCGCGTCGAGCACGCGCCAGCGCAGCCGGGGCATGGAATCCCGCGCGACCCGGTTGGCCACTTCCCACGCCCCGGCCCGCTCCAGCCCGAGCAGCCCGCACGCCTGCCACAGCGCATGCAACTGCTTGGCGAACCGGTAGGGGCCCTCGGGGTCGAGCACCAGCTCGATCTCGCCCTTGTAGTCGCGGGCGACCGGGGAGCGGGCCAGGGTGACGAAGTCGGCCAGCTTGGCCAGCCGGTCGACGTCGGCCGGGGCCGGCTCCAGCGGCGGGGTGGCGGGCGCATGGCCAAGCAGCCCGGCGACGGCCTGGGCGATGGCTGCGCGGGCGGCCCGCCCGTCGCTGGCGGCGGTCAGGGCGGCGAGCGTCCCAGCTTCCCGCTTGTCGTCATCGAGCCGGATCAGCAGGAAGCGGTCGCCCATGACCGCGATGACGGCGTGTGCCCGGTCGTAGGCGGCGGTCGAGCACATGACCAGCCCGAGCTTGCCCTTCCATTCCAGCCGATGCCCACCCCCGGTCCCGACCGCGCGTGACCACGAGCCGTCGTAGACCTCGCGCAGCGCCGACAGGATGGCGCCGCGCTTGTCGGGGTGCATCGACAAGATGGTGGTGAAGTCCTTGAGCACCAGGAACCCGCGCTCGCCGACTTGGCGCAGCAGCCCGCCGCTCGCCCCGGCCGACCGTTCCTTCTCGGGGGTGCCGGACAGCAGCGCGGCCTCGCCGCTCAGGGTGGACTCGACCGACACGTGCGGGCAGGCGGCCAGGGCCAGGGCCGTCTCGGTCTTGCCGGTGCTCGACCCGCTCACCAGCCCGAGCCAGACCGGGTCGGCCTCTAGGTGCTGGTTGGCGGCGTAGCTGGCCAGGGTTGCCCGGAGCGCCACTAGGTCGCCGTGCTTGTGGTGGGCCTTGAACGCTTCCTCAACCTCGCCCAGGGTCCGCCGGGGGACCGTGCCAGAAATCTCGGACTGCCCTTCGACGACGCCCGACGCGCTCGCCTCGGACTCGACCATGCCCGATGCGCTCGCGGAGCCCTCGACCCACAGCGGCGCGAAGTCGTCGAGCCCGAAGCCGGCGTCCAGGTGGTCGGCGGCGGTCGCATGCGGCCGGTTGACGTTGGGCTCGACGACTTCCAGGTCGGCGGCGACCTCGGCAAGCGCCGCCCGGGCCAGCCGGGCATGCTCGCGGCCGGCGGCATCCCGGCGGGCCACGATGGTGACGTACGAGTCGCGCAGCCACTCGATATGCGACGTGCGCAGCTGCGCCCCGGGCTTGCCGGCGATGGTGGTGGCGACCGCGCCGGCCTTGAACAGCGCATCGGCGCTGGCCTCACTGTCGACCAGGTAGACGCGCTCGCCGGCATGCACCGCGTCGAGCACATGCCGCAGTCGGTAGAGCAGGTGGGTCCGGGCGCCGGCCCGGTTGTCCCATCGCCACTCGCCGCCCACCCACACCTGGTAGCGGGTACTGGTCGGCTGCTCATAGCGGTAGACGCGCAGAACCTCGGCGCCGCTCTCGTCAGGGTAGGGGTAGACGCCCACGAGCTGGCCGCCGCGGGCCGGGCCGTCGTCGTCCAGGTCCTGACGGCGCACGCCGAGCCGGTCGATGACCTGCTGCCAGCCGCAGCCTGACTCGAAGCAATGGCCGGTCACCCGGCCGCCCTCGTACAGCAGCTTGAGCGACCGCTTGCCGCCCGGGTGACCGACCGGGCAGATGTACCGGCCGGGGGTGAACCGGGCGGGCGCGTCAGGGTCGTGCTTCTGCCACGCCCGCCAGAACGCCGCTTGCCCGGCGGTCATGGTCGCCGCCGTCACGATGCCCGCCTCGACCGCTCGGCCCAGGTCCAGCTACGGACCTCGGCGTCGCCCCACCAGCCCGGCCAGGGCGCCAGCAGCCGCCGATGCCTGACGTCTGCCAGGCGGGTTATGCTGACCCGCGAACTACTCGCCTGGTGGTGCCGGTGGTGGTTCTTGGCGGGGCCCGGGGTGACGGCCGGGCCCCGTTGCTTACGCGGCTCGACCATCGTCGCCACCCTTCTTGCGGGCCCTGCTGGACGCCAGCGCGAGCCGGGTGAAGTAGGCGCGGCGCAGATGCTCTGCCCGGCGGGCACGCTCGGCGGGGTCGAGCACGCCGTCAGGGTCGGCCTCGCGCTCGAACCGCTCCATGAACGCGGCGCGGGCGCCGGCGGTGCGGCCGGTCGGGTCGGATTCCTTCGCCCATTGGGTATGGGCGGCGATGCTGGCGCGCATGGCGCGCTGCTCGGGGGTGAGGGACAACGGGCGGGCACTCCTCGACCGCCCTACCACATTCCGCCAACATCCGGGTGGTGGTCGAGCCGCTTGAGCCGAGCCCGTGGTCGATGAAGTTGGCGCTACGATACCGCGCATGAGCGCTGCGCTACCAACCGACCTGCCGCGCATACTGAGAATCCGGTGTGAGGATTGCGCCCGCGACCTCGGCCGCTCTGCGCCGACGCTGGTAGTTGCCCTGTACGAGACGGGGAACTGGGCTCGCGGGTCGGGCCTGCGGGACCACTGGAAACTCATCGTCCTCGGCGAGCGGCGCCCGACCCGGGCCGCGAACACCCCGCCCCCGGCCCCGCCCGGCCCGCCTCCCGCCCCGGGGGTCGCGGTGAGCGGGGGGATGTGGAACAGCAGCCGGACCTTCGACCAGCACCACCCGCGGGGCCGGGCGGTCGAGCTGACCTGCCGCCGCTGCGAGCGCTCGGGGTGGCGGCGCAAGCGGAAGCTGTACGAGGCGGCGGCGGCGGCCCGGGCGGCAGGCAGGAGCGACGCCTACCTAAGCCTCCGCTAGAAGACGTCTACCTAGCAGGGAGCCTGTTAGGCGTCGAGAAGCTCGGCCGAGATGGTCTGGGCTGGCTCGAACGTTGGCCAGTCAAGGGTGGCGCCCCCTGCCGTATGGATGGCAGTGCGGATGGTTGCGAGCGCCTTCGGGACAGCGTGCTCCTCGTCGGCATCGACTGTGACGGTGAACTCGACTTGGCGAGTGCTGAAGTCCGCGCCGATGTCCGGGTCACTTACTTGTGGGTCGACGTTAGCAAGGTGGACCAGCTCACCCATGATGCTGTCAATCGACGACTCAAGCAGCTCGCTGACGGCGGTCAAGCTCACTGTGACCGTGTATCGCACCTGCCCTACCTCCCATCTCGCCAGCAGGGCTGTCGACGGAACCACGCTCTGAGGTTCTTTACGTAGTTCGGATCCGACGGCGAAAGATGAATCGACCACTTGGCGTGGTTCCCGCAGGGGCACTTGGCCTTCCAATAGGTCCTTCCGGGCAAGACGATCCATCCGTGCGCCTCAGCCTCCCTCAACTCGGTCTCAATGTCCCGGTCGGGGTGGCGGCGGCGCCCCTGAGCTGACATACCACCTCCTCAGCCTAAGGGCTACGAGTGATAATTGCCTACCTTCGCGCGCATTCGTGCGCCCTATGCGCCCTATAGGTCGCCGAGCGCGAGCCGGCGGGCCTCGTCGGCGGCCCGCTCCGCGGCGGTCGCGGCGGCGTAGCGGTCGAGCATATCGCGGCGCGACCAGCCAGCCACAGCCATGAGCCCGCCCTCGGTGCCCCCGGCGGCCAGCCAGCGATGGGCCGCGGTGTGGCGCAGCACGTGGGGATGGAACCCGGCGATGCCGGCCTGGGCGGCCCGGATGCCGAGCGCCTGGTGGAGCCCCGAGTAGCCGAGCGTCTTGCTGCGGGCGCCGAGCCACAGCGCCGGGGTGTCGGCGAGCCGATGGGTGCGGCGCAGCCGTAGGTAGCGGTCGAGCGCCCGGGCGGTCTGCGGTCCGAACGGCACCATGCGGCCCTTGCCCCCCTTGCCGCGGCGCACGACCGCCGTCCCGGCGCGTACGTCGACGTCATCGACGGCCAGTCCGACCGCCTCGCCGGCCCGTAGTCCCGTCTCGGCCATGAGCCGCACCAGGGCCTCGTCGCGGCGGTGGGTGAACGTCGGACCCTGGCAGGCGGCCAGCAGCGCTCTGAGCTGTTGGGCGGTTAGGACGGGGGTGACCTTGCTGTCGACCCGCGGCGGCTTGAGCCCGGCCAGCGGGTCGGCGTCCAGCTCACCCTCTTCGACCAGCCAGGCGGCGAAGCGGCGCAGCGCCTGCTGGCGAATCTTGGCGCTGTTGCCCTCGGCGCCCTGGTCGAGCAGGTCGGCGATGTAGGCGGTGACGGTCGCCCGGTTGAGCTGGGCCTGGGTGCCGATGCGCTCGCACCAGCCCAGGAAGTGCCGGGCGCCGCCCACGTACACCCTGAGCGTGGCCGGCGACTTGCGCTCGGCGCGCAGGTGCAGTTCCCAGGACGGCAGCAGCTCAGCCAGGTCGGGACTCGGGCGTGGCGTCGGCATGGGACATATCTTGACTCACAGCGCTGCGCTATGACAACCTGCCAGGTAGCCGCCACCATCGTCGCAGCTAGAAGGGAGAATTAGGCGGTCACCGCCCGCCCCGTTTCAGTCGAGTTATACCTCGCAAACCTCCTGGTCGGGCGGTACGACCGTTCAGCCGCCCTGGATCCCGGCCAGCAGGGCGACCGCGTTGGCGGCCAGGGCGTCCAGGGCGTAGCCGCCCTCCTGGACGACCAGGGTGGG